TGGGCACTACCACTAAGCAGTTTTCAAGTTGCGTGCTTATCAGTAGCGATGACACCCTGGACAGTATATTTGCCGCAGGCGAAATGATGGCGAAATATGCGTCGAAAAGAGCCGGAATTGGGCTCGAAATCGGCCGAATTCGCCCACTAGGAGCTCCAATTCGCAACGGAGAAATCAAGCATACGGGTATGATACCATTCCTGAAGAAATGGTTCGCAGATTTACGCAGTTGTAGCCAAGGCGGTATTCGTAACGCAAGTTGTACAGTTACTTTCCCTATTTGGCATTACCAGTTTGAAGACCTTATTGTTTTAAAGAACAATCAAGGTACTGAAGAAACTCGTGTACGCCAAATGGATTATTCAGTAGTTGTTGGTAAGATTTTTTGGAATCGTTATAAGAATAATCAAACTATTACTCTATTCGATCCACATGAAGTTCCAGACCTATATGAAGCCTATTACCGTAACACAGAAGAATTTGAACAACTTTATTTGAATTATGAAAAACATCCGACAATTAAAAAGAAAGTTGTATCGGCAGATGAGATATTCAAAAACGGTATCCTTAAAGAGAGGACTGATACGGGGCGCATATATCTTGTCAATGTCGACAACGTCATTGCACAGGGCCCATTTGATACAACAACAGATCCAATATATCAATCCAATCTATGCCAAGAGATACTTTTACCCACCCGTCCTTTCCAGAGAATTGAAGATCCAGAGGGACGAATTGCTCTTTGCACTCTTGGCTCAATCAACTGGGGTGCCTTCCGTAACCCTCAGGAGATGAGAAAGGCCTGTCGTGTACTAGTACGCAGTTTGAGTAACTTACTAAACTACCAAGACTTCTTGAGTGTACAAAGCAAGTTGGCCAATCAAGACTTTGAACCCTTGGGTGTTGGTATTACCAATCTAGCCTATTGGCATGCTCGTCGTAGTTACAAATACGGCACACAGGAAGCACTAGCCGAAGTTAAACGTTGGATGGAACACCAAGCATACTATTTGACTGAAATGAGTGTTGAGCTGGCCAAAGAACGTGGTGCTTGTGAGCGTAGTCAACATACATATTATGGTCGAGGCATCTTCCCATGGGAACGCCGTGCCGCAGGTGTTAATGAATTAACAGACTTTACCCCAAGTTTAGATTGGGAACCTTTGCGTGTCAACATGTTACAGTATGGTATTCGTAATGCCACATTGATGGCAGTGGCACCGGTTGAGTCTAGTTCAGTTGTACTCAATTCTACAAACGGTATTGAAATGCCTATGGAGTTGATCAGTGTTAAGGAATCGAAAGCTGGCAGTTTTGTGCAAGTAGTTCCTGAATATCGTAGATTAAAGAACCGCTACCAACTAATGTGGGAGCAGACTGATTGTGTTGATTACTTGAAGACTGCTGCCGTGTTGGCTGCTTATATTGATCAATCATTGAGTACAAACACTTTCTACAGTCCTAAACATTTTAAAGATGGTAAAGTACCTGCTACACTAGTTGCGAAGAATTTGATGCTAGGTGTTAAGTGGGGATTGAAAACCATGTACTATAGCCTAATTGATAAAGTTGGTGCTAAAAACATTTTAAATACTCAAAGTGATAGATTAATTACAGTTGAACCTGTTACAGTATATGCTGAATTAGAAGATGATTGTGAGGCTTGCAAATTATGAGTAAAGAACAATATAACTTATCAGTAGCACCAAACTATCTAAAACGTCGAATGTTTTTGGATGGCGCAGTTACGGTACAACGTTTTGAAGAATTTCGTTATCCCAAAGTGGCCAAGTTTGAAGAAATGCAACGTGGATTCTTTTGGGTTCCTGAAGAAGTCAGTCTTACCAAAGACAAGATGGATCATAAAGATGCCAGCGATGCTGTTAAGCACATTTTCACTAGCAATTTATTAAGACAAACTGCTTTGGATAGTATTCAGGGTCGTGCTCCAAATCAAATCTTTAGCCCCGTGGTCAGTGTACCAGAAATGGAAGCGCTTGTTGGTATTTGGTCGTTTTTTGAAACAAACATTCACAGTAAATCATACAGTCATATTATTCGTAATGTGTATGGCGTGCCTAAAGAAGAATTCAATAAGATTCACGACACAGAAGAAATCGTCAGTATGGCTGCTAATGTTGGTCGTTATTATGAAGAACTACATATTATCAACTGTCGTAAAGAGTTAGGCGAAGAAATTGCTATTCGTGATCACAAGCGAGCAATTTGGATGGCGCTTCACGCTAGTTATGCATTAGAGGCTTTACGTTTTATGGTAAGTTTTGCCACAAGTTTGGCCATGGTGGAAAATAAAATCTACATTGGTAACGGCAACATTATTAGTTTGATTTTACAAGACGAATTATTACACGCAGAATGGACTGCTTGGATCATTAACCAATGTGCCAAGGATGATGCTGACTTTGCGGAACTAGAAAAAGAATGTGCCGCAGAAGTCTATGCTATGTATTTGGATGTTATCCGTGAAGAAAAGGCTTGGGCTGAATATTTGTTCAAGAAAGGTCCAGTGATTGGTCTTAATGCTACTATTCTTAAAGACTTTGTTGACTACACAGCTTTTACACGTTTGAAAGATATCGGTATCAAATATTTAGAAGAACATCCTAAAACTAGCCCAATACCGTGGTTTAATAAGCATACCAGCATTGGAAAAAAGCAGTCAGCTCTACAAGAAACAGAATCTACTAACTATGTGATCGGGATTATGGGGGGAGATGTTGATTTAGAAACCCTTCCTGACTTATAATCTATTCTTACTTTCTTTAGATCGAACAGTAACAAAATTCCATTCTGACATAGGAATTTTATTCTTTGTCATTAATAGTTTGTATTGATTATATTCATCAGTGGGGATTCTTTTAGTGATGCCATCTTTATAAATTACTCCAATAGAGCCTTTATTAAGTTTACCAGAAATAGCTCCTCCTTTTTTACCGCCGATGCTACCTGCTCTTGCTCCGTATCCTAATTGGAATCCTAATCTATTTTGAGATTTTTGTTTGGCAGCAGTAATTTTTTGTTGGAACGAACTTCCTTGTCCTCCCTCTGTTCGATTTCTTAATATTCCTGTCCCCATATCCTTACGACCATACCATCTTATAAGACGTCGTTCGATGGCAAAAGCACCAAGTTCAGTTAAATTATTTTCTACAATAATGATATTATTTCTATCGGGAGGAATGTTTACACTATGTTTTTCTAAATAGCGTCTCCCAGATCCTTTACCGATATAGTAAGGTGTGCCATCTTTTCTCAAGTAGGCATAGACATAGAAGTGTAAATACATTGCTGATGCTCCTCATAGCGTTAGAGTAGTTGGATATGTCCAGTATCGCGAACTACACTAATATTTATGTTGACATTAAAATTTTAATTAAGTAAACTTATATAAAGGAAAATAAAAAATGACTAAAGCAATTGTATGGAGTAAGTACCACTGCCCTTATTGCGATCAAGCAAAGGCATTACTAAATCAACGTGGAATTCCTTTTGAGGAGCGTAAGATTGGTGACGGATATACCAAAGAAGAATTGTTAGAAGCTGTTCCTACTGCTCGTACCGTTCCTCAAATTATTATCAATAACAACTTGATTGGCGGCTTTACCGAACTCAAAAAATATCTTGAGGAAACGGCAGGCGGGTATGGCGACTAACGAAGAACTTGATAAAATTAAACAGGCATTGGAAGGTGTAAAATCTTCCGAAATGGAATTTGATAACAAACCATCAATTGGCATTATTGCACAAGAGATCGGTGAATTTTCAGGATTTGAAAGTCAAACTATTCCAGCATTAACTACAATAGACATTAGTAGTTTATCCAGTTTATGGAATCCACCTAGTGGTAATATTACTATTAGTGCGCCAAATGCTGGATCAATATTAACCAGTGCTGGTGCTAACGGTGCTGCTTGGTCTACAGGCAACACATATTCTATTCATTCAACAAATCCAAAGAGTTCTTTGGAAGTCAGCGGCGATGCTAACTTTGACGGCGATATCAAGTGGAAGGGTCGTAGCCTAGGCGACATGTTGGAAACTATCGAAAATCGCTTGGCCATACTTGTTCCTGATCCAGAAAAATTAGAACACTTTGAAGCATTGAAAAAAGCCTACGAACATTACAAAACTTTAGAAGCATTATGTACAATGCCAACAAAGGATGACACAGAACACTAATACGGCCAAGGGTCGAACCAGTTATGATGTAGAAGTAGGAGGTATGATAGTTCCGTTTTTTAATAGGAACGTTACTCCCTACGCTACAGAAGCAGGCGGTCCTAAATTTGATCTAGTGCCTGTTGAAAAGCAAAAGGACGTGATGTTGAATGTAGCACGCCTACACGCTCAACAGGAATATGATCGAATAATGGATTTGGTCAAAGTGTTACAACAGCAGGCCAATCAAATCAAACGTAGACTAGAAATCACAGATGCGGTACACGCCGCCAAATATGATTTTCAAGTCGCACATGGCCACAATTATTGGTTGGTCTATGACACTAGGCATAAATTTACAAGACTATGCCTACAAGGTCCCGATGAATGGTCATCAGGTCCTCCAATAGATTATGAATATTTTGCTAGAGTTAAATACCTAGGCGATTATAGTTGGCAAGAAATAGATAAAGAAGGAAACTATGTTACTAATTAAAAAACCATACACACAGGGTGATATCGTAAGTTTAAAAGTTGTGAACGGCGATGAACTAATCGCACGTTTTGAAGAAGAAACGGATACCACAATTAAAATCAATAAGCCCTTGGCATTGACCATGGGTCCACAAGGCTTGGGCATGATCCCTTGGATGTTTTTAGGTGAGGAAGATTCTGTGACATTGAACAAGTCACATGTGTTTGCCATGTCACCTAGTAAGAAAGATGCCGCAAGTCAATACATGCAGGGTACTACTGGTATCGCACTAGCCTAATATATGACTACTACAGCAACCAACCACATTCAAGTACCAGGTACATTGGTAATTGATTTGG